AAATAATTATAAAAATTGAAAAATAAATCTCTATTCTACTTATTAATAAGTTATTATAAAATACTATTCCTATTACAGATGCTATTGATATTAAGGCCGTTAATAAATACAATTCTTTTTTTATTTCTTCATTTTCATTTTTTTTAATCTTTAAAACTATTAAACACAAAATTATAATTAATAAATAGAAAAATGATACAAATATTTTATTTCCTTGTCCGACATCTTCAATTGAAAACGTACTACTTCCATTTACATACATTAAATAACGTGGAAAAATCCTTAAAAATATATTTAATATTTTTTCGTACAATAACGCAAAAATTATACTTGATAATGCAAGTAATAAAATTTTAAGATTAGACCATTTAATTTTACTTAATGGATATAATAATATCATTATTATTGCAGTATTATGAACTGCTGTTGCTAATGCCAAAAATATAAAAAATCTTTTATTTTTATTGTTTTTTAAGTAATAATATCCGTTTAAAACTAATACTATTGCAATGAATTGTCTTGAAATATTAAAACTTTTGAAATAAAAATATAAAGTAATATAATAATAAATTGACATTACCATGCTAGTTGAATTCCTATATATGAACAACCCTATTCCTATTATTATAATAGTACTATTAAAAATAATTATCCACTGAGAATTAGTGAACACGACAGATATAATTTTATTATAAATAACATATACCGGTGCTGATTTTATAACACCAAAAATATCATCAGAAATAGATATTTGTTCAAATAAATCATAATATGTCTTTGTGTCCATTCCAACATTTATAGATCTTAAAGCCATAATTAGCCCTAAATGAAAGCATGTTAATACTATAAATATTTTATTAGTTTTTTTGAAATTCCCATACTTGCTTTCTCTATAAATATTTAAAATTACACCATAACATATAACAATAAATACATTAACTAGGTAAAATTCCATATACTTTCTCCAATCAAATTAATTATATACTAATTATATTGATTGTAGTTTATTATGTCAATTTATGTTATATTGCTTTTAAAATGTTTTTCTTTATTAAGCATTTAATTATTATCACTATAAGTAATAGCACTATTAGTTAATTGCTTATTTATATACGAAAGGCTGCATTTAACATAAATCGTTCCAGCAGTTAATAAACTTGCTGGTATTTTAACCCTTAACAAGCCGTCAAAAGTAGCATTCCCTGTGTATCCTTGAATATACGCAACAGCCATAGAAGCCACTTCTGGAAAGTTAGAACTATCCGTTGTCGAAAGTATTACTGAAAATGATTGTGGGTCTATAGGAAATAAAATTTGATATGGTAAATTTCCTATATTCACAACTCCATTCGATATGGTTGCAGCAGTTAAATTTATAGCTAAACTAAGCGATAAATTTACAATCCCTCCATCTCTATAAACATGATTATGTTGATTTACTGATACACCATTTGATAATGTTAATGCTGTATTTGTAAACTTTTTAATTCCACTTACATTTTGATAAAAGTTGGAACTATCTAGTTTTATATTGCACGCATCAAAATTAGATATAACTATTTTATTAGTGGTGGAAGCACCTTGTATATAAGAATTTTCAATGCTACTCCAGTTAAAATAATAATCTGGTGTGGCACTATTAGCATAAAATAAGTAAGGAATATTGCCAGTTGGATATATAGACGAATTATAAATTACAAATAACTGATTACATTGAACATTTTGCTTTTGAGCATTAGATTTAAATACAATTTTATAAGTATCCGAATAAAAATTATTTAATCTATTTGTAAGAATTGCTGTATCATACATTTCAAATGATGTGTTTGTACTATCAATTAAATCTGAATGCATCATCCAAACATGAATATTGTTATAAATATTAACCGAGTTTGTTTTAATCGCTGTATGACAATCAATCATATGGATATTACTAAATTCACAATCATTTGTTTTAGCAAGAATCCCAATGGAATTTACACTACGCCCAGCATAAATATTTATTTTATCAAATATGCTTTCTGTAGCTTGACTAATATCCATTGAAGTGCCTTGGCATTTTATAATATCTAAATTCAAATAATTAATTTTAGGTGATTTGGTAACTAATAACCCTTTACTTGCTAAATTATTACAATTTAATTTTAATCCTTGCACTGTAACAATTTCATATAAATCTAATCTATTTTCCAAAGCTGTTCCACTGCCATCATAATATATAGTTTCATTAAAATTCAAAATAGAGTTTATTGCCGAAATTGCTTTTATTTCTGAACCATAACCAATAATGTTAATACGTTTTGTTATTTGCAATTCTTCAGATACCACAAAAACGTAGCCACTAGGAAATATTAAAGTATAACCATTAGTTTGACAATCTGTAATTGCATTTTGTATAGATACAGTATCATCTATTACACCATCACCTTTTGAACCTAACATGTTCACATCAACTTTATTGTGGTCTGGAATATATCTTAACTTTTTATCACTTGTGGTTAAATCTTTATTTTTCGCTATCTCGCCATTACTAGATATTTTAAAACTATTAGCTCCGACTGTTACTAATGTCCACGTTTCAGTACCATCAATCATAATAACTCTATATTTCCCATGCGAGCTTTCTTCTATATCATAAAATCCTTGAACGTCTATTATTGCTCTTGTTCTAATATTATTTATATCTTGTAAAAACCATAATGTTGTGTTAGGCACAATTTCTGACAATTGTGCAGTATTTTCATTAATCGAATCGTAAAGAACTTTACCTTTTTCGGCACTTAAACTTTTTTCAGTTCCTCCGTTAAAATCATCTGCTATTGCTCGAATATCTCCAACGGTTGCGTTTCTTGTAAGTCCTTGATGGCTTAATAGAACTAAATCATCGATTGAAGGTTCTATAGTTGCTAGGTCTTTTACTTGTACGTCTGCCATTTTAATACCTCCTAAAGTATTAATTTTAATCCTAAATTAGTAACTAAATTGTTACCATTTTCATTTACTAAATATGTGTTTCTGTTTATTTGTCCTATGTCTATAGATTCTGTTTTAATTTGCTGAACTGTAAGAGATGCATAATGGTTAAAGCTAATTCTTTCGATTGGGTCGAAAGTCATAGCTATTGTTTCGGTTTTTGAAACTGATGCAACTATTCCTATATAAGGTGTAAAAGGAATTTTGGAACGCCCTATATAATTAACTCTTACGCCCTCTGGTTTAGGAATAATATACCCATGTTGAATCAAATCTTGTTGTATTTGGTCTACATATCCTGTCACATAAGCATTAAAGCTCATATCTTGATTGTCTTGTAGCTGTAAACTCAAATCATTATCTAGCCCAAATATATCATTCCAGATGGTGTACATTTGCGGTATTGTTCCATCCCAATTATTCATTGCAATCTTAGCTTTTAATAATACTCTATAAGTTTCATCATCTAAAACTGGATCATAACCGTTAAGTGGTTGAAAGTCCAATGTTCTTTCTCTACCAATAATAGTTCCTAAAACATCTAATTGATTCCCAATAGCGTTATCTATATCAAACTTTTCATCCATTGTTTTTAACGCGTTGTAAATTCCATCTATTATCGTTAAATTAGAACTTAACCATCCTATAAATTTAGGCTTATCTCTATGCTGTGAGGTTATATTATCTAAATATTTATCTATTGCCATAATAACCTCCTACACTACATTTGCAGTTATATAGTTTATATTTCCTCTGCAAACTTCATTAAAAGCTATTGCGATACTGTCTGTGCCTAAAGATTGCCCATGTCTTGCTGCTGTTAAAGATGTTATAGAAAACATAGGGTTTGCAAGGCTAGGCATTGCTTGTAAAGCAGCACCCCACAATGAAGAAATCTCCATATCACTACCTATCTTTAAAGAATTAAGATAAGTCTGCAAGTTTGTTTTTATAGAATCGGTAGTTGCTGTAGTATATCTACTTAAAGCTTTTATATTAATTGTTACATCTATATCAACATAAGTAGGTCTGTAAAATCCTATTGATGTAACTTGTCCCTCTGAGTCTGTTACATCTGTTCTTAAATCTCCATTTGTAGAACATCCTATACCTTTGTGAATAAAAATAGCTTGCGCAATATCTTTGGTAGCCCCGCCCTCTACAACGCATGTAATAGAATGTGGTGGCAATCCTTTAGAATCGACTTCATTAGTGTCATTTTCGTACACTTCTGACCTTGTAGCGCCTGTTATTTGTGCTATTGCTCCACTAGTGCCTTGTAACATTGTTCTGCTTGGCTGAGCTGTGCTGTTTGATTGCCTTTTCCTTAATTCGCTATCAGTTTCTACATTAGAGCCTAATTCAGCGCTTTGCGAGTTATAAACGCCATTCCATCCATAAGTTGGGTTATATATTCCAATTAAATCACCTGGGTTAGCAACTATAGGCCCTGGAATTTCACATGTAGCAATAACGTCTATGTTTCCACTGTCTGGGATAGTAACTGTTGGCGGTAAATCCCACTTAATATTGCCTTTATCATAAATTATCCCGTTTTTAATCTCTGTTCCTGCTATGCCGCTCACTGTTACTGTACAAGTGCTATAAGTGGCTGATTTTCTTTTAATACCATTTAATTTAATTACACCATCTAATGCAGCTTTAATAGCTGTGGATGGTCCTCTGTTGTTATATACCAACTGAGCTGCTTGGAAAGCATCATAAATGTATTCAGAAAATGTTGCTATCCATTGATAATCTTGGCTGTCATTTCCCAAATAAACATCTTGCCCGAATATATTTTTAAAATCATCTATTATTTGATTTCTAATATCCAAATAAGTTGGTATGCGAAAACCTGAGTTATCAAAATAAGGAGCAAAATATGCCATATTATTTCTCCTTTCTATAAAGTATTACTAACTGTAACAGTTCCATAGAGTGTATTCACTTTGCAATTAAATGCATATACCCTAGTCGTAGAATCAAAAGTGCTTGTAAATCCTTCTATACCTGTTACATCTTTAGTCCCTAATATTATTTCTTTTATATAAGAATCTGTAATTGTAATGTTTGTTGTAGTCCCTGATTTTCCCAAAATATCGTCAAAAAGAGGAAGACCATCTTCTATATCTTCCCACCATTCTCCCTTTAAAAGTTTTAATCTAGTTTGTATTGCTTGCCCAACAGCGTACGAACCATACGTGAAGTCCTGCTGCCCTTTTCCTGCTTGCATATCTCCATTTACATCTAAAATTCTGTATCTAATGCGAATCACCCCCTAGGGATTTAATTGAGTTCCATTGATTTTTACAGAACCAACTAAATTAATTTCATTATTTTTTAGTTCTATGTATGAACTTCCATCATCTTTTCGTATTTGAATTGAATCTTCAGAATAATTGCTTAATCTTTTAGGTTGCGAGGTTGGGGCTAGAATTGCAAAAGCATCTGATAAGTCATGTCTTCTTTTTTCTATTTGATTTTGAATACCTCCATAAGACCACCAAGCATCTATGCACATATCAGAAAATATAACCAAACATTCATCACCTTGTTTGACAGGAAAAGTAATGCTATACCCTCCAGCCCTTGGTACACATACAGGCACATCTAAAAGTAAAGGGAGTTGAACAACCTGCTTACTGTAATCTGGCATGCTTATTTCTTCTCTCAATGTTGGCTGGATTTTTGCTGTTTGTTCTTCAGCATTAAAGCTTTGTATTACTCCAGGGATTGCAACTCTTATTTGATTTTTAACAGTATCAATTAAAGTTCTGTAAAATTCATCATCAGAACCTATAATCTCATTTAAATTTCTATTAGCCATACTTCCTCCTAATTAGATACTATCGGAATAGCACCGCCGAGCTGGTCAATTGTATCGAAATTACACGCCCACGAGTTTCCTCTCGTATCTCCTTCATACGTCAGTTTTATAACTCTGTAAATACCATCTTTATCCAATCCTCTAAAAGGTGATTGTGAGTTATTATTATTTGTGCTTTGTCCGCTTGCACTAGGGAAATACCCTCCACCAGAATTTATAAGAACGTCAGGCCTTCCAATTTTATAGTCTCCATACAAAGGCTCATATAGAACTTGGTCTGGTAAATCTTTTCTATCTGTGCTTGCTGCATAAATAGAGTTATCCCCTGCATATATTGCCACATGGTAAGCTGTACCGCTTCCATCGAACCAGAATACTAAATC